TCATATTCTTGTGTATAGCAAGGGTATGTTAAATCCTTTCCAGCTGTGGTGATTATTGTCAACATTGGCTCTTTAGTGTTTGAACCAAGCCCTAAGTCGTAAAAATCGGGTGTCGGGTGTTGATGATATTCATCGAGGATGAGACATGCAGGATTGGTACCATCGCCCGTCTTTCCGTCCTCTTTCGATAAAGGCTTTATGAAAGAGCCTGTTTTGATGTGTACTATTTCATCACGCTTGAAGTTGAATTTAGACCGCAGTATTGAGCCTTTTGTCATCAGATTGCATTCACTGAATACAATTTTTGACTGGTCTCTTTTAGTGCCAGCGGTATATACTTCGTATGTCTCCATATTTTTTGTTGCTTGAATGGCTATTTCATAGAGTGCTTCTCCTGCTTCCATCTGAGATTTTGCATTTTTTCGTCCCACCTCTGTAAAACTCTTCTTAAATCTCTTCTTTCCCGTCTCTCTATGTACCCATCCATATAGTTGACACGCTCTGAACTTTTGCCACATTGTCAAGTCTATCGGCTTGCCTGCCAAGGCTCCCTTTGAGTGCTTTAGTAAAGAAAACCATTTGACAATTCTGCCGGCATTGTCTTCACTCCAAATATAAGGAAAGTCGGCTGTGCCTACCCTTTCCAAATCATTAAGAAATCTTTGACACGCCCATTTGTGCTTTTGCCCAGACGGGATTTCATCCGCTAAACAACTTCTTGCGTATTGCTTGATATCCTCCAAGTGGCTCATATCTATATATCTCCGAACATCTGCATCAGGTTTTCTTCTTGTCCTTTTGCCTTTTCTGCTGCAATCTTTAGCCTTGAACTTGCAGACATACCCAAAGCATTTCCAGAAGTCTCCATGTCTTTCTTTGCTTGTTCCATAATCGCATACACGGGATTTGGCTTTTCTCCCGAACTTGTTTTCACAGTCGGGCAGAAATCTTTTTTCTTTGTTTCCTTCAAGGCCCGCAGGTACATCGAATAGGCATTTGCATAGACAATCATGCTGTTACGGTCTAAGTTACCTAGTATGTCGATATTCTGAAGGTTTTTTCTTACCCTTTCGTATTCGCTCCTTGCTGTCGCATCAAAAAAGACCGATGAAGGAGGTTTTTCCAATTCATCCTTATCGGTCTTGACTAATGACTCCTCATATTCTCTTTTTGCCCTGACATCTTTTTTAATGTTGCCAGTTTGCATTGAAATTACTTTTCTAGGTCTGCCCATTCACCCTCCTTTCTGCTTCTGATGCGAACAAAACTATTCACTTTTGGCGACTATTTAGAAATTTATGTAAAGAAAACTGGGACGGCGGTCGCTGTATACAGTATACAAACTTTTTTACTACCCCCTACCGTATATCCTTGCTATCTTTTCTCTTGTCTTTAGAAGCTTACCTTCCTCACCAACCTTCTTAGTGTCTCTTCTTTACCAAATTTCTTAGTATCTCTTGCGTCCTTGCCTTATCCTCTGCGCTCTTTCTATACAGCGCATGAATTTCATCATGGCTCGACCTTGACAAAGGTATTAAGTTATCTTCTGTATAAAACAACTCCGGATTATCCTCCGCTGTAACAATATGATGCACCGTATGTGCGTATTTGATACGCCCATGTAAAAATGCCCAGGGATCCAATCCATCATACCTTGCAATGATCACAGCTCTCAATTTCTTCCATCTCGTTTCTCGATAAAATTTTCTCGTGCCGGTTGGGGGAGCATACTGCCTTTTATATCCGCAGTCGCACTTTCCGCCCGCCTCGTATCTTTTTCCGCAGTGTATACATCTTCTGTATATCATGTGCAACCCCTCCTTTTTTTGCAAAACAAAAAGAGACGGTTATCATTAACCATCTCTCTTCAGAAAATTATGTAGCAACGGAGGCACCACATCACCCCGTACACATACAGTATAGCATTGTCAATAAGTGAATTTATATGACTTGTTATGATTTTTCAAGCTCTATAATTCTATACATCATATAAATGATGTAAGAACGAGGTTCTCTTTTTTCGTACTCCCAATCCTGAACAGTACGGATTGGAATTCCGAACTTCTCCCCAAACTTTTTCTGAGTCAAGCCCAACTCTGACCTGAGTTTCTTTATTTCATTCATCGCTTTCTCCTTTGTATTAACAAAGTTCTATTCCTCTCTTTCTTCTGCTACTTCCATAAGTCTTTCAAAAACATCTTCATTCATATCATAGTCTTCAACGGTCATAAGACCTTCAATATCTTCATCTGATAGTTCATATAAACTAACATCAAATTTAGCTCCGTCGTCCATCATCATAAACAATTTATGATTGTCTAAGTCCATCTCACCATATGTGTAGTTGTAAAGTTCGTACTTTTCTTTCATTTTTTTCCTCCTTCTAATGCCTTTTTTGATGGTGTCTTGCGGCTTTGGTCGGCTACCGCAAGTTGTTTTCTTGTTCCTTACACTCATATAATAACACGCACTGCGTATAATGTCAACGCTTTTTCTGAAAAAATTTTCAACTATCATATTTTTTGCTATGCAGTCTATCAAACTCTTTTAAAGCTTCTTTGTGAAGTGTTAACACCCACCTCATTCCGTAGTTCATTTTTTCAGATATTTCCTCGAATTTTAGACCTCCTACGTATCGCATAACGAGTAGACTTCTGTATTTTATATTCTTTATCTCGTCTATCTCTTTACTGATCTTAGTTTGCAACTTCACATATGCTTTCATCTGTTCGCTAATGTCTTTTTTCAGTTCTATCACTCTTATGACGATATCTTCATTTCTATTACTGTGACTACTATCAACTTTACAATTACTTAGTACACTTGTTACTTTCTTCGACATTGCATCAAGACTTTCACACTCAAGCTGTTTTGCTTCGATAAGTCTTTTAAGATTTAAAAGCTGTCTAAGATATTCTTTAGCTGCCACTTTATCGCCCCCCTTTTTTATTTTATCTCTTCTTTTCTCTTATCTTCCATCATCTTATCCCCACTGCTCCGCCATCGCTCTTGCGATGCCCGGAAATGTTTTACTTCTGACCTTTGCTCTATCCCCATTAACCAGCTCTGTCCAGCATCTTGCCCTTCCGCCTGAATGCCTACCGAAGATTTTTGCATTATCCGGCTTACTTAAATTGTTGCCCTGTAAGGGCTTCAATCCTTTTAACCATAAACAAGTGCGTTTTGTCACATAATTCTCTTTGTCATCTTCAGACTCTGCAAATTGGTAGGGTTCAATAATTTGGTCGGGCTTTCTGTATACAGTATTCATCACGCCAACTGGATTTTCTATTGCTATCTTTTCGCAATTTACATTTGCAAATTTCATGAAGAACTCCTGCGCCTGTATTCTCTTTTCTGTCCTTGCGTTAATTTGCTCAAGTGTAGCACTCTTTAATCTGTGATTTCTTGTCGCTACATTGCTCAAGTAAGTGCAAGGCGGATGTGCTATGATCAAATCCCATTTTTCTATATTGTGAATGCTTCCGTCCTCTGTCTTAAATATCCGCCTCCCCTCCAAAAACTTGAGTGCATCATCTTTTATATGCCATTCTGGATATCCGCCATATTGCTCTTCTATGTCACAACTATAAGCATTGTGACCTAATGCTCTGAACTCTTTACAAACCTGTTGACTGCGTTCACACGCTATCAATACATTCATTTACTCGTACCTCCTCCTACTCTCTTTATGCACAACCTCACCTTGCCGTCATATCTTTATTGCTATCTCTCCACCACACGCGGCGTATCCAATCAAGTCTACCCAACTGTCTTTACTTTCATAGCAACTTCCCTTTAGCCTTGCTATCTTAAAAAGACACATCATTATTGCGACATCTGTTGGTCCTAAATCTGCATCCAGATAAGCGTTCCACAGCTTCGCTATACCTGAAAAATTATCCTCTGGCTCTCCACACTGCAAATTTCTATCACTGCATATACACTTTTCTACTTCTACTAAAAACTCTTTTCTTGCCATTATCCATTCCCCTTTACTCGTGTAGCAAATGCCAGGCCTAACCACTCCTCAAGTCCTTTTATGTAAACAAGGTCGCTATTTTCACCGGCATAATACCTTATTGCTTGTCCAAAAGGCTTTACAAGTTTTTCATCTACAAAAATTGATTTGCCAAAAGGCGTTTTAAATTCTTTTAGCTGTATCCCGTCCGGTAGGAGCTTTATCATCTTTGTATCTGTAATCTGCTCCGCATCTTCTGCACTCTTAAATACCTTCTCTACCATCGGATTACCGACTTCGGCAAACGCCTGACTCAGTAAACAGTACTTCTCAGGTATCAAATATATTGATATCCCTTTGTACACAAGTGGTATATATGTATTTCCGGCTATCGTGACAGCACTATAAATTCTATAGTCTGCTGCTCTCCCTGTAATTTTTGACTTGTAGATATTTTTTACAGCGTCGGCCTGTATTTTTCCAAAATCTATCATTTTTTCAATCTCTCCTTTACTTCTTGTATTCTGGCTTTTAAGCTGTCAAGCAAGGCTTGCTGTGTATCACTCTTGCCCTCAAGCGCTTTGGCCACATCCTCATCACGCTTGCCTTTTACAAGTAGCTGATGAACTATAACCTTTTGCTTTTGTCCTTGCCTGTGAAGTCTTTTAAGTGCCTGCTGGTAGAGTTCCAAAGACCAGTTAAGACCAAACCATATCATGTGATTACCCCCGTCTTGTAGATTAAGCCCGTAGGCTGCACTTGCGGGGTGCGCAAGCAGTAACTCTATTTTGCCGTCATTCCAGTCTTTCTGGTCCTGTACGGTCTTCAGCTCTCTGCACTGCGGGAACTCTTTCATGATTCGTTCTTTGTCGTGTTGGAAGCTGTAGAACAATAAAATATTATGGCCTTTCAGGAATTCTATAATCTCTTTCAGTGCGTCCATCTTACAGTCGTGTATGTGATGAACCCCTCTGCCTTCGTCATAAACTGCACCATTACAAAGCTGTAAAAGCTTATTTGAAAGTGCAGCGCCATTTGTAGCAGATATTTCCCCGTCAGGGATTTGTAAAATATACTCTGTTTCAAATTCTCTGTAAGCTTTATCGGCCTTAGCATCTAAAACTACATACACCGGATTTACAACAAGGTCAGGAAGCTCTAAATAGTCACTCGCTTGCATTGATATGCAAAGGTCTGATAACTCTTTAGATATAAGCTCTTTGGCTCCGTCTTTAGGGGTATAATTCTGTCTCCCTGATGCGTCTGCTGTATAGCTATCAAAATATCTATTACGGTATTGAGTAATAGTCTTATAAAGCCTTTGTCCCTTATCAAGCAAATACACTTGTGCCCATAGATCCATTAAGCCATTAGGTGCCGGAGTTCCTGTAAGCCCTATAATTCTATCTATCCTTGGCCTTATAGCTTTTAAATCCTTAAATCTCTTTGCTTCTCTGCTCTTAAAACTTGATAGCTCATCTATAACCACCGTATCAAAAGGCCAATCGTTTTTGTAATAATCCACAAGCCATGATACATTTTCACGATTTATAACATAGATGTCCGCAGGCGTGCAAAGTGCTCTAATCCTCTTTGCACTACTGCCAAGGCAGGTGCTTATTCTTAAATGCTTTAAGTGGTCCCATTTATCGGCCTCAAGTGCCCAAGTACCTTCCGCAACCTTTTTCGGCGCTATGACTAAGGCTTTTGAAATCTCAAAACGGTTATAAAACAAATCATTAAGTGCGGTCAAAGTTATTACCGTTTTCCCTAATCCCATATCAAGAAATAACCCGATTTCTTTTTGTGATATTATCCTTTCGATGCAGTACCTTTGGTAGTTATGTGCTTTGTATATCATTTAAAAATTTGCCTGCTCCTTCCTTGCTATCAATCACAAAAACCTTACAACCCAAATGTTTAAGCCTGTTTATTTGCCTATTCTGCAATTGGCTTGTTTTCCCTCCTGGCCTTTTAAGTTCCACAAAATAAATTCTGTCTCCCGGCATTACTATAAGCCTGTCAGGTACTCCTGCATTGCCTGGAGATGTAAACTTGAAGGCTATGCCCCCTAGTCTTTTCACCCCAAGTCTTAAATACTCTTCAATCTCTCGTTCTCTCATTTTCCTCCTTTGGGGCAACTTTGACGCATTTCCCTATACATATATATATTAGGCGTATATTAGGGGCGTATATATGGTATATAGTGTCTATTTTATATAGTTATATATAGAAAGTTGCGGTTGCCCTTACTGTATAAACCCTGATAAATCAAGGCTTTAAGAGGCAACTTAGGGGGCGGCTTTTTTCACGGGGGGAGACTGCCCCCCGCAGATTCTATAAA